GCGTAAGTAGTTTGAACACGGCCAAGGTTCTCAAGCGGCAAGGTATACCGATTTATGTTCAACCAGTCAATAGCGCCGCCGATGTTGCGGCGTCCATTACCAAATATCACGCAACCCATTGCGTGATCGCCGCGCCATGGCTTGCGGTGACGGACATGGCCGCTTTGCTGCGGCAATTCCCCGACACGGAAATTGTAGTCAATTTGCACAGCAATGTGGGATTTTTAGCAGCAGACACAAATGGAGTTGCGCTGACGAGGCAGTATATTGATCTAGAACAAGCGAATCTCAACTTTCGCATTTCGGCAAATTCACGGAAGGGAACGCGTTGGGTGCGCGCCGCCTATCAATGTCCTTGCCTCTGGTTACCCAACCTGTACGCCATTGATTCGTCCGTCATCATCAATCGGCCGATTTGGAAGTCTGGGGTTCTACGTATCGGGGCTTTTGGTGCGACACGACCGCTGAAGAACCTGATGACGGCTGCGGGTGCGGCGCTGGAGCTGACGAATCAGTTAAAAGCACAGGCGGAATTCTGGATCTCAGGGGGACGCCCGGACGGTGGCCAAGGCGTGGTCGCGTCTATCAAAGCCATGCTGGCAGGACTTCCAAATATCGCACTCAGGGAGCTGAACTGGGCGAGCTGGCCACAATTCCGGGATGTCGTTCGGTCTATGCACCTTTTGCTGCAAGTGTCATACACAGAATCATTTAATGTTGTCAGCGCAGACGGCGTGGCCGAAGGAGTGGCCTCGGTGGTCTCGGACGCGATTGATTGGGCTCCAGATTTTTGGAAAGCGCCAGTCGATGAACCGTCAGTGATTGCCAGAATTGGGCGGCAACTTCTCAGTGATCCCGACGCCACGGCGGCTGGGTTGGTCGCTCTAGAGCAACACACCAAAGACGGCTTTGAGGATGGCTGGTGCGAGATGCTAGAAGTTTATTCGAAATACGTTTCACCGCTCGGCAACACAAATCTGGGCGCTGCTATCATCTAGCGCTTGCCCGTCCAAACATATGAGTTCCATCCCAACGGCATTAGCAAATGCAGCCGAGTTCAACGATCTGCTCGCTGTTATCAATAGCATTCGCGCGGCCAACAACGCCACAATTGCCACGACTGGAACGATCTGGCGGCCACCGGGCTGGAAGAAAACTCCGAAATGGACGGTCACAGTACCGGTTTCTAGCCAACCCGCTAGCAATTATACCGGAGATAATGCAAATCGACTGATTCTGCCAGACGCAATCGTTTACGTTTTTGATGCGGTATTGCGATCCGATCAAGAAGAAGGAATCCGCATGACGGAATTTCCGATTCAGACGGGTGGCAACATCAGCGATAATGCCTATCTTGTTCAGAGTCGTGTCACGTTGGAAATCGGCATGTCGGATGCAATGGATGCGTACACGGCTGGACAATGGAGCGGCAGTAGCTCTTCGAAAAGTGTCAACGCTTATCAAACACTTGCGGCGCTTAAGGATTCACGCCAGTTCGTAACGCTTGCCACGCGGGTAAAGATTTATCCGCAAATGCTAATTGAACGAATCACAATGAGTGATTCAAACGCAACGTATCATGCTCTCAAGGCCTCAATTACATTTCGCCAAGTGTTTGTTGCCTCGGTGAATATCGGGGGGATCATTCCGGTATCGACGCAGGGCGCTGCCGGCACCACTACGACAGGTTCGTCTTCGCGACCCGATAGTGTGTGGACGACGGCGACGGGCACCATTGGTACGCAAGGCGTACCCGATAGTGTGTCGTCAGCGCACATGGTGGAAGGTGATACACTTCCAGATCTGACTACGCTAGTGCCGGGATCTGGTGTGTGGTCAAGCACAGGCGTGGTGCCGAATCCAGATTTCGGTGTGTTACCTTGAGCGCGCAAGTTGTTCCACTGACTAACGCACCAAACCAGACTTTTAATGTCACGTTGACGATTGATAGTACACTGGTACAGGTCAGCTGTACACTGAACTACAATGAAATGGCTGGATACTGGCTGCTTAGTGTCTATGATGCAAGCTTGAACGCGTTGATCGTGAACGTTCCATGCCTAACGGGAGTGTACCCGGCAGCAAACATGTTTGTTCAGCAGCAGTACTTGAATATTGGTAGTTGGCAGTGGATTAACGTAAGCGGTGTGTCACAGGACTATCCAGACAATACGACGCTGGGAAGCGCTTTTATTCTAGTTGTGGACGATACGCCGGAAGTGGTCACTTAACGTGGGAACAGTCAACACCATCGGCACGCCCGGACCGTTTTCGACTGTATCGAGCACGCCATATTTTGGACGCGCCTGGAAAATCGAAGTAATTACGAGTAGCGGTGTAGTGCTGACAACGGGCAGCCAATCGTTTAGCACGGAAGATGAATCGTTGAAGGTTATATTTGATACGTACGCGACAACGACAAGAGCGTTTTTCTATGCGAACATTTCGATTTACAACTTAAATCAAAGCATTCAACAGGGGCTGGTTGACACATTAACGGGGCAGCCATGGACAGGCAATGACGTAATCCAACAGGCAAACGTTGTGACCCTGTTTGCCGGCTATCAGAGTAATTTTGCGGGTGTGAGTTTGCCGTACGGAATGACCGCGCAAGGCTTTCAGCCCATCGCGAATACCAGCGGAGCCGCGACTCCGACTCAGTCGGCAAGCTTGATTTTTGCGGGGCAGGTATTCCAACCACTCTGGGAGAGAATGAATGTCACCGATTACAAAGTAACGTTACATTGTCTGATAGGGCTCGTTGAGCTGTCCCAGAATTTTGTGGCGTTTGCACAGCAGGTAACCGCTCAAAACAACCAAGTGCAGATCCTGCAAAAAATAGCTGCTCAATCAACAAACGGAATCAAAGTGGATAGTATTGATGATCTCCAGAGTTCACAGGTGGCGACAACACCGTTCCCTCGGGGGCGCGTTGTCTGGGGTCGCCCCGGTGACTATTTAGACACGATTGCCAGCAGTAACTATCAACTATTTTATCTCGGGCCGAATGGCATCAACGTTCGCAATCTCGAGCCTCCCAGCGGCCAAACGATAGCGGATTTTACGTTTGGTCCGCCGTGGCCGCCCAATGTACCGTTCAATCCGCAAAATCCTTCTCAATACACACCCACGATCATCGGCACGCCACAACAGACGCAAGACGGCGTCGTGTTCCGCGTCCTCATGGATTCCCGTGTCAAACTAGGCAGCACGGTCGCGCTGGATTTTAGCGGTATCAAGCAATTGCCGCAATATCCGTTGACAGGCCAGCTGCCGTCGATTCTTTCCGCGGACGGCACTTATGTTGTTTGTGCTATCCGGCACGTCGGCGATACGCGGGGCGACGATTGGTACACGGAAATCACGGCGGTGAACAAAACCTTTTGGCCGGCATACGTGGCGAGCAGTCCGCTCGCGACCGGGAGTTAACTCGCCATGTCGACGACAACAGTATCGGCACCGATGGCGGTCGGTCCACTCATCTCTCAACGCGTGGCAGCCCCAGTTACACTGTGGCAATCCCGTGAATTGGATTTGATGCAGCGGCTACGCGTTGCATCGCCTGGTACGATTCTCAGTTTTGACGCCACACGCGGAACGGCCGTGGTGCGCGTGGCGGTGTCGGAACAGATTCGTATCGGGAAGTTGGTGGCCAGTCAAAATGGAGGTCAATATTCGACGACGACGATCGCGCAAACGATTATTCCCGACATTCCTGATGTGATCGTGCTGGTTCCTGGCGGCGGCAACTGGGTGATGACCACGCCAATTCAAAATGGCGATGAATGCTTGCTGTGGTTCGGCGATACGTGTATCGACTGGTGGTGGGCCGGGAACGGCGCAGTGCCCACAGATCCAGATAATCCACAAGCCACCGACTACATTGCGCCGCAAGTCGAGTTGCGGCGGCATGATTTGTCGGACGCCTTTTGCTTGGTCGGGCCGCGCAACCTGAAGCGCTGGCAGGCTGGGTTTGCGTCCGTGGCGTATTCGACGACCGAGATGCAGTTGCGCTCACTCGACGGCACCGTGGTGATCGGCCTTGCGGAAAACACGATCAACATCAATGCAGAAAATGTGAATGTGAATGCAACGACGGCCACAATCGCGACGATGGGCAACACGGTGATAAATGCGAGCGGTGAGTTGAATGTCACGTCGACCGGAGATACAAACGTGAACGCGGCAGACATCCACTTGACAGCGTCGAACGGAATGCAGTTGTCGGCTGGGGGAATTCTGGAATTGACCGGATCGCCCGTTATTATTTCCGGCGGCGATTATCTAGCTCACGTTCACTCTGGCGTAACGACGGGCGGCAGCGAGACGGGGCCGGTGTTCCCGTGAGCAGCACGATTCTTTATCGAGCGATAGATGCAAACTCAGATCCACTGTGGGGCAACGGTATAGGAAATTTCCTTGCTGACATTTACGCGACGGCCCAAGCAATCCAGACTCGGCTCCGTCTCAATGTCGGAGAAATGTGGTTGGCGTTGCAGAATGGGCTTCCGACGTTCCAAGCCGCATCCGGAACACCAAGTACTGAGTATATCCTCGGCTCCCCGAACGGCGCTGCCATTGCCGAGTCACTGATCAGCGCCACGATTACGGGGACGCCTTACGTTAACTCAATCAGTAATGTGGAAACGGCCTTTGACCGCAAGACGCGGTTATTTGTATTTGCGGCCATCGCGCAGACTCAGTTTGGGCCGATAACGGTTGTGTATTCGCCTGGGCTTCAGGCGAGCTTGACGTATCCAAATCAGAGCCTAAATGTTCTAAATACGATGGATGGCTTTGGTGCTGGATCGTTCGGAGGTCCGAGTCCGAGCTTTGGCGGTTAGAGTTTAAACACCGCGCAACTGAGTGACAAACACCGCGCAATTGTTGCGGTAGATGTCTTGCATCACATCCGCCTTGTGGGTTCTTACGTAGACCGCCCGCAACCGAAACGGCAACGAGCTGCGCGGTTGTGCGGCGATAACCACAAACAATGAGCGTGCTCGTGCGAACTTGCCAAGCTTGCGCGGGTAGAAACGCGACAAGGATATGAGACGAAGGAACTACGCGACCAACTTGGACTGAAGAAATCCGCTCGGCACTGGTTTCATTGGGGCAAGCCCTTCCTGTTTACGGGAAGGGTCTATGACTATGAGCCTGATGTCCTCCAAGTCGGGCTGCTGGTAGATGCGTGCGGTGAGGCCTGCCCCAAGTTGGATGCGCTGAACGTTGAGGAATCGGTCCCACAATTGCAATTTGCGCGCCGTGATATCGAGCAGTACAGCCACTTCGGAGGCGAGCAGCGGCGTCATTGCACAGGCCCCTTGAAGTTGAGGAAGCGAAAGTCGTAGGCAGTCGATGAACTCGTGAGCGGTTCATCGGCTAGGTTGCGTGAAGCTTCCCAGAGGGACCGAGCAAAGCAATAGTCCTTCAACTCGCAACGAAATGTGACGCGTGGTATCTGTCCACAGGTGCGGAAATTAACGTCGGCCATGACGAGCCGATGCGCGAGAAACCGAGCTTGCTCGATTGTCTTGACGGTTCCGATTGTGCGTAGGCGCGACTTGCGTTCCATCACAAAAAGATTAACATACCAGCAAAAAATATTCTATGGCGTACGCCGCACCGACAATTACTCCAGCTGGACTTGTTGTTCCAAGCTTTAACGACATTCTCACGAGTCTACTTCAGGGATTCAGCGGCATCTATGGAGCGAATGTCTACCTGCAGCCGGACGGTGCGGATTATCAATTTCTATCTCTCATAGCGTTAAAGTTATCGGACACGATGAACTGCCTTACGCTGGTCGCAAACGGCAGAAGCCCTGTGACTGCGATTGGAACGCAATTAGACTCCATCGTCAAGCTGAACGGCCTTGTTCGCCGCAGTGCAACAAACTCAACGGCGCTTTTGACAATCGTGGGATCGGTCGGAACCGTACTGACAAATTCCGCCGCACAGGATACCAACGGGTATCTGTGGAGTATTCCGAGCCCGACCACGATCACGGCCTCATCAATCAGCGTAACGGCGACCTGCCAAACATCGGGCGCGATTACAGCGAACGCGGGCGCCATCAATATCATCAGCACGCCGACTAGTGGTTGGACGAGCGTTACCAATCCTTCGGCAGCCTCGCCGGGGACCAACGTCGAAGCAGACTCCGCATTACGCGCCCGGCAGGCGTTATCCGTGGCGGCGCCGTCATCCACGCGATTGGCGGGAACGTACAGCGATGTAGCCGCGGTGCCCGGCGTGACCAGCCTCAACGTTATTGAGAATCCGAGTGGCGCAGTGGACAGCTACGGCAATCCAGCGCACAGCTTGACGGTGGTTGTGGAAGGCGGAAATTCCACGGCAATCGCGCAAGCGATCTACGACAACAAAGGCATCGGGCCGAACGTCAATGGCACGAATCCGGCGAGCGGCGCGACACTGGTCAGCATTTCGATTACCGACGCAAATAACGGCAATCTGACCCAGATAATCAATTTCTTTAGACCCGGCCTGATCACGGCGCTGACTAGCGTGTTCATTCTGCCGCTGGCGGGCTATACGACGGCCGCGGCAAGCGCGATTCAAACCGCTGTGGCCGCGTATTTGAATGGCTTAGCAATCGGGCAACCGATTATTTATTCAGAAGTGTATTGGGCCGTTGTTAACTCGCAAACAACACCATCGACGGCGCTGTTCTCGGTCAAGGCGATGTATACGGGTGCGACGTCGGGCGGCTTGGCGAACGTCACCGTGGCGTCGGGCGGCAGCGGTTATGTCCTGAACGACTCCTGCGTGGTGACGGGTGGTGGCGGAAACGCGCATGTGCTGGTAACGGGTGTGGTGGCGGGGGTAGTCACAGCGATTCAGCCGGTGTATTTGACGCAATTAGGAACTGGCTACGCGCCGGCAACGGGAGTCACCACCACGGGTGGAACGGGAACGGGACTTACGGTCAATATTGTGTCGGTAGGACCGCCAGACACATTTACGTCGGATGACAACATTTATTTCTATCAACTCGTGCAAGCGGGCGCCGTGAACGTAGTCGTGGTGAGCAGTTAGGTGAGCAGCAACACAAATGCACTGTGGGGACAGGGTCCGTATGGTGCTGGATTGTGGGGATCGCCGCCGATTTTTTCGTTGACGACCGGGTATTACGTCAACCTCCTCACCTCCGAATACGCCAACGCAGTCAACCTCCAGGCATTCGCGAATCTCATCCTTGGCATCGCAAACGACATCACAAACTGTCTTGCCACCTTTATCACATCGTTTGATTTGACCGAAGCAGTGGGGGCCCAGCTAGACACACTAGGCACCATCGTTGGCGCGAAGCGAACAGTCGGGTTTCAGCCAACTAACAACGTAAGTCCGATTCTGGATGATGCGACGTACCGCATCCTGATTCAAGCGACAATCTTCAATAATCAGTGGGATGGCCGACTCGGCAGTTTGCAGGCGTTTTGGGTTAGCCTTTTCCCTGGAGGCTCAATTGCTATTGACGATCACATGGATATGACGGCAACCGTCATTGCATCTGGATCATTTTCTAGTATTATCCTCGACCTAATCACAAATGGCTATCTTGTTCCAAGACCACAAGCGGTTCAATACAGCTTCGAATACAATACATTGCCGTACTTTGGGTTGGACCGTAACGATGGTTTCGTAGCCGGTTTGGATGTGGGCCATCTAACTTAAGGATTCTATGGGAACAACTAATTTTCTTCCGTTTGACCCGAACGCAGTCAACATACAGGATGACGCTGATTATCTAGCTTCAGCATTCCGTTTGAATGGAGGCGCAGTGGATGCGCTTGTCCCGAGTCCTACGTTCAACAAGGTGCTGTATCAAACAGCGGGCGGTGTCGCGGCGCTCATGCAGGCGATGGCGAATAAGGGCTTCAGTCCCAGCGATGCGAACTATGCCGCACTTGTGTCGTTGCTGAGCAATATCATCACGACGGCGGATCTGCGTAGCAATATTCTCAATGTTGCGTACTCGCCCACGCCAATCTTTAATGCCGCGAATAACACCAAATTTCTATTTAACATGACGGGCCCGGTCACGGGTTACTCTCTGATCAACGCGCGCATTGGCGACATTCTTACGTTGTGCATTTCCAATCCGGGAGCTGCACTGAATTTTACGCCGTTCGCGATGGGCCCGAACGCCTATGCTTTTTTTAACATGGGATACTCCATATATAACAGCGGGCCGTTGTTCTTAAACAACACGATTCCGACCGCTGCTACATTCAGCGTACCGGGCAATAGCATCGCCGTGCAGCAGTTTATAGCTTTGAGTGAGGGTGCGGTTCCGCTAGGACCCATGTGTAACGTTGGGGCGTAGCTTGACACTCCCTCGGCTGAAGCCGAGGGAGTCTTATTCTGGCTGAAAGTTTGTATAGCGGCGTTAAAAAAAAGAAAGGAAACATGTACTACAAATCTATTCTGACGGGAGCACTCTGTGCTGTCCCGCTTTTCGCGGCCGATGCGCCGCCGATTCCATCCGACAAGGTTGTGCTTAAAATGCTACGCGCGGAGAAAGCGAATTTGCAATTGCGCGCCATGATCGAACAGCAATTTGGCGAGGCGATCAAAAAAGTGAACGCCGATTATCAGAGCGCATTGAGCGATGGACAAAAGGAATGCGACAGGTCGGGACCGGGCAAGTTCCAGTTTCAGGAAACAGCGCAAGGTAGCGGAGAGTATGCGTGTGTTGAGATCAAACCACCGGCGGCACGGCCGAAATAGATCGCCAACTTCGCTGTGACCGAACTCCGCGCCAAGGTTGTTGTAGGCTCTCATCTCCCCTGCCGTCCCCAATCGTAAGTTTATGAGAAAAACATTATGGCTGTACATGTTAGCCGTGGTAGCCGTCGCACAAAACAACGTGACCACGACTACTAATATTGGACTACAGGTCCCTGCGTACAATCAGCCCAGTTGGCAGGTTCCGTTGGATTATGATCTGAATCTGCTGGACAAATATTTGTCTGGCAATCTCGCGCTTCCAGGCTTAGCGCTTACGTATCAAGCGACCGCGCCGAATGGCATAGCGGGCTCATCCGTGCTCTACGCTGCTCAAACAGACGGACGTATTTACTTGGTGACTCCACTGAATGTGGCCTATCAAATTCCATTGCGCGGCGCGACGACGTACACGTCGGGGCACTGCGTGGCCTTTGATGCGAACGGGAATCAGGTCGACGCCGGGTTAGCCTGCGGCAGCTCGGCGGCGGGCGGCTCTACGAATTCGATTCAGTACAATTCGTCTGGCACGCTGGGTGGTATTTCGCTGGCTGCCGGACAAATTCTAATCGGCCAGAGTAGTGGGGCACCCGCCGCGCAAACCTTGAGCGGAGCTTGTACGCTGGCGGCAACGGGCGTGATCACATGCCCCACGACGTCGGCAGGTTTTGGCGTGCTCACAAGCGGCACAAATACTGCGGCGACCATGGTGATCGGGACCGGTGCGTCATTAAGCACAACTGGATCAGGCGCGATAGTGGCAACCTCTGTGCCTGTGGCGGATGTAACGGGGTTGACGTTTACGGGTAGCACCACGAAGGCCATTAGTTCGACGGGATCAATAACCACGGGCGACTGCTTGCAATGGGATGCGAGTGGTAACGCGGTTGATCTGGGCGCCACCTGCAACATGATCACGCAAACCGGAACGGGCGCGGTAGCGATTTCAACGCAGAACGCCATCAATGTTCTCGGATTTACGCCGGATCAGTTTGGCGCGGTGGGAAACGGGACGGCTAATGACACAGCGGCTGTCAATGCTGCGTTCGCGGCGGCCGCGGCAGGTAACCGCTACGTGTATTTGCCGAAGTTGTACGGCATTGTATCGCCGATTTTGATTCCAAACAACATGACGGGCGGTCGCATCAGCGGCGCTGGGCAAAACAGCGGATTACTCGCGCTCTCTAGTTTTTCCGGTGGAGCGATGCTCACGAGCGATGGCGGAGATTTACTTTCGGATTTGACGATTGAAAATATGTTTTTCGGGCCGAATAGCGTAGCGGCGGTGGTGGACGTACTCAATTTGACATTCTCGCCTGAGAGTTCTGTACGTAATCATATACGGAACGTGCGCATTATAGGACTGCCCGCCAATGCGAATGGACTGTTGTTGACCGGGAGCGAGGATACAACCGTGGAGGATGTGGCTGTCACCGGAACATCGGGGTCGGGCGCGATTGCGCTGAACTGGACTGTGGTGGATGGGAATTGCAATATCATCAACCCAACGTGGTACATCCAGATGGAACTGCAGTACCAGGTCTGTTCAATCACGGGCGGCACGATCGGTACGATCAACACCGGAGGGGTAGCTGGTGTCATGACATTGAACGGTGTCTACTCCTATGCCAACACTGTCGGGCCAACCACGGCCAATATTATCGCCAGCGCTTCAGGCGGGGGCCAGCACAACTTTATCATAAATGGTGGCCTCTTCGGCGGCAGCGCTGGGCAGACGTCGGCGCTGATGTTCTACGGCGGCTTCAACGCCGGCCGAGTGCAAGTTAACGGCGCGTACATTACCAATGGCGGCGCAACGACCTACAGCGTGTTCAATTCCGCGACTACTGGAACCAACGCATCTTTTACGTTTGACGGCACATATTTTGTATCTGCATCGCTCGGGAGTCCAGGGAGCGGGGTGGCGGTGTCCAACACGTCACAGCCACGGTCATCGTTCCTGAATAGCTATTTCTATGGGGCGTCTCCTGTCGTCCAAACAGGCGCGGCAACAGCCAACAGTTACCCCATTCAAGTTACGCAAGTAGAGGCGGTGTCCAGTGTCTTCGTCAGTGGATGTAGCACCCCAATGGTTGTGGGGATATACGGCTACCCCTCAACTTATTTGACGTTGGCGAACAGTGCAGCGCAGTGGGGGACAGGTGTAATCGCGGTGCCGATCACGGGAGCGTCCACCATAAACGTCATCACTCAGGCCGTGGGTTGCACGAATGGCCCCACTAACGTACAGGTGACGGCGGAAATTCAACCGCAATAAGTGTCCGTCGCGTCGAAGGTAGCCAGCCATGCGGAGTGTCACAAAATGCTTAAACGAATTGTGGTGATTTGCGTAGCGTTTGGTACGGGCGCATGGGGTCAAAGCGTAACCAGCAACATAGGTCTCGCGCTGCCGCAGCAATTTGCTACCAACTGGAATGTGGCGGTGAATGGAAACAGCACCTTGTTGGACGCTTATTTGTCTGGGAACTTGCCCATCCCTGGGTTACGGATTGCGACCATCGGAACGCAACCGGCGTGCACGATCAACAATCGCGGTCAGATTTTCGTGGTGCAAGGGAATGGCGTCACAACGTCGGATCAATTGCAGATCTGCGAATTGGAAAGCAGTGGTTCTTATGCTTGGTTGAGTTTCGGATCAGGGGCAGGCGGAGTATCGTCCTTTAGTGCGCCTACAACATCGTGGCCGACTTGGTTAGTGCCGAGTGTGGCGACGGCGACGAGTAGCCCGACGCTCAGCGTATCGGCGGTCACCCAGGGAAATGGCAGCAAGGTGCAGTTGTCAACAGGAGGGACGGTTTCAGGACATTGTGTAGCATTCGATTCTAACGGCAATACGGTTGATAGCGGCGGCGCGTGCCAAAATGCCACCGTGGTTACGCCAGGTGGCGCGGTTGGCGCGCTGCAATTTAATAACGGAGGGACGTTTGGCGGCGTGGCGCTGGGAACGACGAGTACGGTCTATCACGGCAATGCGAGCGGTGTTGGGTTTTTCGGCCCAGTTGTCCTGACGACAGATTTGTCTGGAATTCTACCGGTCGCCAACGGCGGAACGGGCGTTTCACTTTCTCAGGGAAATGGCACCAAGGTGCAGTTATCATCGGGGTCGACAGTCGCAAATGATTGCGTGAAATTCGATGTTTTTGGAAACACGGTGGATGCCGGGGCTGCATGCGGGTCTGGCGGTGGCTCGGCATTTTCGGCGCTCACATCAGGAACGAATACAGCCGCCGCTATGGTGATTGGAACGGGTAGCAGTCTGACCGTATCCGGTTCCGGCAGTATCAACGCCACGCAAGTCGCAGGCGTCACGATCACCGGCACGCCGTCGAGCGGGTACATTCCGGTCGCCACCAGTTCCAGTGCAGCGACTTGGCAAGCGCATACCATGGCGTTTTCGGGGTTGACCAGTGCCACAAATACGACGGCCGCAATGATCCTCGGAACGGGCGCAAGCCTGACGGTTTCCGGCAGCGGAACCATCAACGCGACAGCAATTGGCGGCATCACCATCACCGGCACGCCGTCGAGCGGTTATGTGCCGACAGCCACTGGCAGCAGCACCGCGACGTGGCAGGCGCAAGCAGCCAGCAGTTTCGGTACGTTGTCTTCAGGAACAAACACCGCAGCAGCCATGCTTGTCGGAACGGGCGGCAGTTTGGGTATAACCGGCAGCGGAACCATCAACGCGACGGCAATTGGCGGGATCACCGTCACCGGCACGCCGTCGAGCGGGTACATTCCGACGGCGACCGGTTCGAGCGCGGCAACGTGGCAGGCTGCACCAGGCGGATCGCTGCCCAGTCAAACAGGAAATGCAGGGCTT